CAGTTGGTGCCGCTTCTGTTATCGTTGTTGCCGCCGGAGCAGATGCTGTTGGCACTGCCACTTGTGGTTTACCTTGGTAAGCCACGCCAGCTGGTCTGAAGTACTGTCCGTACTGCTCAAGATCATAAGCCTCGCCTTCAACAGATTTTTCAAATAATTCTTTGATTATTTTAACTTCTGCTTCTGTTGGTTCTTTCGGCCTAAAGTCTCCTAGATTGAAAAGCCCATGCGTGTCAATAGCCGCTCTTTCTGACTCATCAAGTGCTCTTTCTCTTCTTGACCATTTTGATGTTGAGTAATCAGCATAACCACCTTTTGTAGTTTTGGTGATTCTAAAATCAACACCTTTCATGTAATCAGTTGGCATTTCTTCCATTTCTGGATCCATCAATGCGCCTCTGATTATGTTGAAGATCTGAGGTCCAATTATAAATCTTCTGATTGGATTCTCAGGTTTGGTGTCTTCTGCTAATGGATTCGTTGTGACAAACCCCTGGAAAATGTAACTTTTCTTTTTCCAGTATTTTCTACCCATGTCTTCCATTGACTTGTCTTTAAACCACGGTCTCACTTCTGTGAGTACTGGACAAGTTTTCCCATACATTTCCATGCATGGTACCTGTACTGTCACTGGTCTAGAGTCAGTCTGACCTTTTATACCTGCGAATGGTAACTTGATCATGTTTCTTTCAGTCCAGAAGAACGTGTTTGTTTCGTCCCTGTCCGGTAAGAATCTAACTACTGCTTCTGAGCCTTCTGATATGTTCCAGTGTGGGTAGATGGCGTTGTCGCCGCCCGTTGATGAAGTGGAGCGATTCACTTCTTGAGATTTTAACTTCGCTCTTATTTCAGCCAATGATGCCATAATGTAAGCCTCCTATTTTGCCTATGTTTGTTTGTGCCTAAATGTATATTAGACATATAGTACGTAATATACAACTATATTTATCTAATGTCTACTACTATTATTGGTAAAATGCTAGGTTTTTAATTCTATCGATTTGATTGTCGTAAGCCTGTTCTTCTTCTGAGAAAAAATCTTCTAGTTGCATACCGGCAAGTTCTATGGCGTCTTGTAGGGTGTATTCTTTATCTCCAACCTTGAATTTATCGCCTGCCTTCATTCCGGCCGCCTTTGCTTTTCTTACTGCGAATGCAAATTCGTTGCCTTCTTTTTTCATTTCTTCTTTTTCTTTTTTCTCATCTGAGCTGTGTCCAATGTGTTTGTGTACAACATTGTCTAGCTCTTTGTGAAACTTGTCAATAGCTTTGTCACTCATCTGCTCATCAGTCTTGTCAACATATCTGTCGTCACCTGCCTGCATTCTTTTAAATGCAAGTGTGTTCATTTTTTTATCTGCTGGTGTAACAGCTAGTTTTTTAGTTGCGTTTTCTTTATCTTTTTTTTCTATCTCAGGGTCTTGCTTTGGTTCGGTTGCATACTCTCTTAATTTGTCAAAATTCTGACTCAAATATTGTTTTGCCGCATCATAATCTTTTGATTTGAAAGCTGACTTACTGTCTTTATCTAAAACATCGTATATCATCTTGCCATCTTGGTCGTCTCTGTACATTGACACGTAAGGCTTGATTGTTGCTTCGCCAACACTATCAACCCAACCTTCAAATGCTTCCGTTTCTTTGGCCTTGCCTTTTAGGTCTTTCTTCGGTGCGAATGCTCCTGGCTCCATTCTAACTTCTTTTTCGTATCCTGGATCCTTCTGCATTTTCTTATAGTCGTCTATGTATCTTTTCGCCAACTGTATTGCAATTTTTTTGTTCTTCATATAGTCTGGGGTTGGTTTGAAGGTTGCAGATTTCTCCTGTTCCATTTCGTCTGCCACTCTCGAAGCAAAGTTAGCCACTCTGTCTTCTTCACCTGACTTTGTAAGCAATCTTGACGCTATGTCAGAAAGTATTGAACTTAACATAGTGTTCTTATCTGTAAATTTTGTTACTTTCAACATTTTATCTGCACTGTCATCTTTTCTTAAAACTAATTTTTTGTCAGGATCTGTTAGGAAACTTTGTACGATTGGTGCGTGGTCCACCGGTGGTTCTATTGGTGCATCGATTGGCTCTGCATCTGGCTCAAGTTCGTTAACTTGTTCTTCTTTAGGTGCATTTTCTAGTTCACTCATAATCTTGTGAATTAATGGCAATGCTTCCTCAACTCTGCTATCAAAGTTTTTCATTGTGAACTTGTCTTTGTATGAATTTGCAGTTTCATCATCGAGGACAACTTCTTCTGCTGTTTTAAAATTTTTACTTGCGTTCTCATAGTGCTTTTGTTTTGACAAGTTTCTCATGTATTCTCTTAAATTTTCTAATTTTAGTTTTGTTTGTTGTATGATGTCGCCTGCGTTATCGTTAAGTTGATCTTTGTTGGAAACATATCTAGAGAATGAATTTAATTTTGCTATGTCTTCTGAAGTCTTTATAATGTGTTCTCCAAACTCATCATGTGGTCTTCCACCGTTAGCAACGTGTCTTGTCATTGCTCTAGCACCTGCGAGGTGAGTCATTGGATACTTAAATCTCTCACCATCTTCATTTTCGATGTATAGTGATTGTATCTGTCTTGATCTTGCACCCGGTACAGTTTCGTCAACTGAGCCAGAATGTCTGATTATTAATTTTGTTTTGTCTAGGTTCTCATATGAACGTTTGGCTGTGCCTGTTAGACCTTCGTTCACACCTGCTAGTTTAGTAATTCTTGATAGTTCTTCTGACATTTCGTCAGTATTTACCGTTTTGTTCGTATCTGCAAGATTTTGATAATCCTGCTTCGTTAGGTTCGATTTCGTGATGTCTCTCACGTCAAATCTTAGTTGGTGTTCTACTGCAAAGTCTTTTAATTCTTTTAAAAATGCATACCATTCATCCTTGCTGTCTTCGTCAATTTTATTGACTAGATCTCTGTTATAGTACACTTTCATATTCTCACCGTCTGCGAGACTAATGCTTACGGAACCAAAAGTGTCAGCATCTTCCTGAAATTCAAACTCAAAAAATACAGCACTTCCTGGGTCTGCCGTTGCCGCACCGTTTACGTCTCCGAGTCTGATATTTGAGAACTGTGATCTTATCTTGTTGAACAGATCTTGTGAATTTTTTGGGTTCATATAGTGTATTTATTAACCTGTAAACGATCCAAAGATAGGCATTGGAGTGATTTGGCTGGTCCTGTCTGTCCATTTTTCAAATATTTTAGGGTCAAAATCAGCTAATACTTTCATCATACGAGTCATAAGCAGACATGCACTGACAAGGTCATCATGCTGTCCAGGTTTAGCATTATAGCTCATGCCAGATGCCACAAAATCCTTTAGCTCGGAAATTAAAAGCTGTGAATTGATCTTCATCTTATCATTTTCAACAAGTTCTTTAAATTTTGTGCAGGCATCTATTTTGTGTTTTGCAGTTGTATTAAAGCCTCTCCTAAACTTACGTCTGTGTCCTTTTCTTATTGGTTCTGAAAGAAACATTCCCATAATGTTTTCTTCACCTATGTCCATCACACGCATAAGTGCGGCCTCTCCTATTGAATTATTTTCCATTGAATAGAATATCTGCGGAGTAGCCGATGCATCTTTTTCCATGATTGTATCATGTATGTGTTTGTTTATTCCTTGCAAGATCCTTACTTGCTGATTCATTGGTGTTTGATTATGTTGCCATTCTGCTACCTGTTCAAACGTAGGTAATTCAAAAACTTGTATTGCCGCAAAATCTCCACCAGTGCCCATGCTTGGATCTAAGCTAGTAAGGTATGTGTTGCCAGGAGTTGGACGTTTGAACCAACGCACCTGTCCTGTGGTTTCGATAGGAGCGGTGCCTTCCATATCTGCGAGGACTAAACTTGATATAAGTGTTTCATCAAAGATCAAGAATTCACACTCGTGTTCCCGTCTAAATCTTTCTTCGCCTATTCTGGCCCTTTCTGCTTCAGCCCATGCATTGTCACGTTCTGGATGTTCGTTCCAGTGGGCCTTCATTGCATAGAAGCCGTTGGTGCCTACTATCTTGTCATTTCCGTATTCATCAAATCTTTTGTTGGCCTCTTTCCATATCATTGCAAACTGATCTTCGTCACTGTTTGGGGTGGAAGTAATCAAGCATTTTCCACCTGTACTCAATGTTGGTGATAGTGATGTCCAGAATTCTTTGGCTTTTTCTGGTGGTTGTACGAATGCAAACTCATCACAATATATCAACGTAAGTGACATTCCCCGTCCAGTATTCTCAGTAGTGGTGGTTGCCATTATCTTTGATCCGTTGTCAAATTCAATGCTGTTTCTATTATATTGGGTAACACCTGCTTTGATCCAACTAGGCAACATCTCATACGCATAACGCACCCTTGACATGATGTCTGATGCACCTGCATATTTGTGAGCCGCAATTAGTATCTGTGAATCTGGTTTAAACATTGCATACCAAATAAGATAACCTGATGCACAGGTAGTCTTTCCAGTCTGTCGAGGTAGCATTGATATTGAGAATCTGTGATTGTTGTAAGCATCTATCAATCTTTCTTGATAAGGATAAGGCTGAAATTTCATCTCGCCTTTAGTTGGATGCTGGATCTTCATGAAAGTTTTCATAAAGAATAATGGACCTGTTTTTTCGTCCATACACTTTTCAAGCAGTTCAACTTGATCTTTTGTGTATTTGTGTTTCTTGTGCGCCTTTTTAATTTGATCGCTATCTAATGATACATACGCCATAGTGTAGTATTTAACGCTGTGATTTTGCTTAGAAAAGTATTACTTTGCTTCTTTTTCTTTAGCTTCTTTGTCTTTGGCCGCTTTTTTCATTGGCTCTGTCTTATCGCCGTCTTTGTCTAAGTCAATGTAATCAGGCTTTGCCGCTTCTTGATATGCCTTTTTGAATCCTTCATACTGTGCTCTTAAACTATTTGCAAGATCCTGTTCTGTAATTTTATCTTCCACAGTCATTGGGTTATCGCCTGGTTCCGCTCTAGAGAAAGAATTTTTCTGTCTGTTCAGTCCACCTGAATGTTTGTTTACTAAACTATCTACATCTTGAACTTTCTCTTCTGGTTCATTAGCAAATGTTTCTTCTTGCTTTTCCATGTCAGGCTTCATCATCATGTTTCTCATCTTAGCCATTTGCATTGTGCCCATGGAATCGTCTCCGTGATCCATGTCCTGTTTGGGTTCCATGCCCATCATCTTTGCGTCTACAGGTTGTAGTCCAGCCATTTTTAAAATTTGCATTAACATTCCTGCTTCCTCCGGTGAGTCAGTAGTAATATGCATATCTTCTTTCATAGTCTCTTTGCCTTTTTTCATGTCTTTACCTTCCATGGAATCTGGTCTATCATCGTCATCGTCTTCTGATCCCATGATTGAATTGTAGAAACCTCTTAGGCTCTCTCCATGTTTTTTAATAAATTCTTCCCTGGACATCTTTTCTGCTTCGCTGTGCAGATAGTCTTTCATTTTGCCTTCGTCAACTTTAGGATTAGTTCTCTCAACATTTTCCACAGCATCTTTGACCACTTCAGGTTTTGTTTCTGCAATTTCTTTAAGTTTTTTTAATACGTCAATCATTTCCATAGTTTATTCCCTTCCAGGACCTGTGTGAATTGGTGATCCTGCTGTTTTGTCGTCTTCGTTTGGCATCATGCCTTTTGTTTCATTGTCCTTGCCTTTTTCAACTGTGTATTTGCTTTCTCTATCTTTTAGTAATTCTTTTAAAAGACTCATGTTAGCTTCTTTTGAATGAAAATCTTCTGGTTTAATTTTTGCGTGATCTGAATATTCTATGTCTTGTAATTTAGTTTTGTATTCTGATGTTTTAGCAGTCTCCATGTCTGCCTGATACTGCTCTGTTGGCTCACCTGGTTTTCTAACAACTATGTGTGTAGCCGGTATCTTTAAAATGTCTGAAAGATACTCTTGCATCACTCTTGGTGACTCTGGATAGTTTGTAGTAACATCAAATATCGTTACTTGCTCGTTTTTAATGTAAGGAAAATCAAGAGGTAAACTCTGAATTGGTGTGCTTTTTCCTGCTGACATCTTAGCCAAGTCAAATTTTTGCAAGGCAGTTTCCATAGCATTTTTGTCTATGTCCTTGGATGCTCCTGCAACCTTAATTTTATAGTCATATGACTTTACTGCTTCTGCTAGATAGTCCTTAAACGTGCTCATATGCAATATTTAGTCTTTTTTCAGCAGTTTCTTCATTAATTCATTACGGTCAGATATTACAAATCCGTCACTTTCTTCTATTGGTCCACCGTCCTTATTACCCTGGTCGATCTTCTGCTTTTTAAGTTGTAATTCCACCATTTTTAACTTCTTATCTATTTTTGAGCCCTTTGCATCTATGGCATTACGTAACATTGTACTTGCAACTTCAAATATACGTCCTGAGTATCTTGAGTCAACGTTCATACCAAGATCCATGAGATTTTTATAACTTTCTTCTGCTTCCACAGCCAGTTTATCAAGTTCAAGGTCTGACAGTTCGCCTAGTCCTTTTACTTGCGGCAGAGCAGATGAAATTTTATCAAATTCTGCGTAGCTTTTTTGTAAATTTGCCTGTGTCTGCGGGTCAAGATTTTTTGAAGAAGCATTGTGTCCGTTAGCCTCTTTGAGTTTTTTGTCTTTTTCTTTTTTATCTACTTCTTTGAAGGCTTCTTTAACATTTGGTAAATTAAGTATATCTTCCAATTTCTTTGTCATGTTCGTATTTACTTACGTTTGCCATTGTGAAACAACTGTTCTTCTGACACTACCCTAAATTTTATTTTTCTTTGTTTAGCATAGGCAGAAGCGGCTTCCCACTTTGCCATATTAATCACCACCTGTTTTTTTTTGGCTGTACTTTTTCCTGCGTATTCCATAGTGGTCTGTGATGCCGGCTTTACTTCGACCATTTCTGCATGTTTCTTTCCATTTTTATCTTGGTAAATTATGAAAAAGTCAGGAACATAAACAGTGTATTTTCCTGTGAAAGGATGTCTATAAGGAATTTTTATCGATTCAGAGGCCCACTGGTACACATTAGGATGTTCATCGCATAGCCTCATAAATGCGTGTTCCCAACTTGACCTATAAGTCGGGGTTTTTGTCCCCACATACTTGGCTTGGTTTTTAGGAATGAACTTTCCCCTTGCAAATCTAGGCAACATTAGTCTATGATGTTTCTAGATACCGTCTCTTTTGTTGCCAGCGTTTTCCTAACGCCTAACCTACTTGACTTGTATCTGTTGGCATTTAATATTATTGTAATTAATTCAGATAATAAGGCCGGGTTAGCAAAGGTCAATTGATCTAATATTTCTTGCGGCTTTATGTTGTCTATTTTGGCCTGTGAAAGTATTGCATAGGCAGTTGCCTCAGCTGAACTTCTCTTGAATCCACGCTTGACAAAAAAAGCTATTGTAGCATCATACTCACCAACGTTAAACTCAAACTCTTGCTCGTAAGTATTAGTTTTTAATTTTTCTATTGTTTTATCGAGATCATCTTTCTGCTTTGGTGGTAAGTTAGTATAAACTTCAGTCATTATAGTGTTGCTTTCTCTGTTGCAATCTCAACGTTTTGTGTTTGTCTTTCAATTTTAATGTATCCTTCTGTAACTAATTTTCGGATGTCTGTTATTGCTTTGTTTGTATATACAGTTTTGATAGTGTCACTTGAGCCTGTATATTCAACATCGGATTCGGCTATGCTTAAATTTTTTCGTGATCCGATATCTTTATAGTATATGCCTGCCGCTATTTGATTTCTTATATTTTCATCATTTGATACGAGATTAAATGACTCATCCGATGTCAAAATATTGGCTGTGTCTGGATTTGCATTTGTGACCACTGTATTATTAGACTGGTCCTTATTGTCAGCCGTGCCTTTTGCTGATGCTAAGACTGTGCCTGCAACAATAGCCGCACCAACCGAAAACTGGGCAACAGGGTTTGTTATTGTACCTGCCTGTTTACCAACTTCTAGTACACCTTTTTTTGCTATACCTTTTAATTCTTCTTTGACATCTTTTTTCTTAATTTTCTTTGCATTATTATAGGTATTGGATGCGGTTAGAATAGCACCAAGGATGTTTCCCGACTGCACATTTTTAATTACAGAACCTATGCCGTCTACAACACCACCAGGTCCAAACACACTGTTGGTTCCGCCACCTAGGACAGTCAATGGACTTGGTTCATTGTCATAGTGTATAGTTGCAAAACCTGGTATATTGTTTTTATTAACAATACCTGATTTGTAAATTACTGTTTCGTACAGTATCTGCATTGTGTTATTCATTACTCCTGCACCGTCCGCCTGATCTAAGTTATCGTGTGAAAATGATCCTATCACAGGATTGACTAGAGTCATTGACGTGAATCTTTGTTTGTGAAGCACAAAAATTTCTATTCCTCTGATATATGGTCTTCGTCTTATCTTTGGTGTGTCTAATCCAAATTTAGTAGTTCTTCTTTTTTTGATGCCATCATAGTAGTCATCTTTAGTGTCGGAAATTGTTAGATCATTGTTCATCCCAATTGAATCCGCTATGTTATATTCATAATATTTCTTCCAAAATGCGTTTACTGTATCTGCATGGTCGTCATGGAATGTAATGTTAACAGGTTCATATGCTATCCTAGTTGTGGCATACATTTTTTTGTTATACTGAATTTTTTCTTCAACACTCAGGTCATATTTTGGTAGGTCACATGCTTTAACCAGCATGTTTAATTCTAGCCTTTCGTTTGCCGCAAATTTTGTTTGAAAAAGCTCTTCGTCTAGATTGAACACAACATGAAACAAGAACTTTTGTTTCGGCATCAGCTTGAAATTGTCGTCTAGATACAATCGAGATGCGTGTGCGTAGTCCTTCATGCCAGGTAAGCCGTCCTGGAAACCTTGTAGTAAATTATTAATGCTTGGCATACTCTTATTTATAGTCACAAAAAAAGCGCCTATAAAGACGCTTTTCTTGTTATAATTGCTAACTTAATTTTGTTTATTACTGTCCACCACCTGTACTTAACGTACCGATTGTTCTAGATACCGCTGTGCCGATTCCTGTTCCTTGTGGAGTTTGGATTGCGTTGTCATATCTCACTGACATAGTAATTGTAGCCGGATCTGATGTTGCATATGCTAGTGTGTTGTAGTTAACGTTCTCAATGTAAGCACCATATAATTCAAATGTTTCTAATACATTTGGTGCACTTGCTCCGTTACCACCGTCTAGCATTTCAATTCTTGCAGTAAATTTGTAATCAATACCCGATGCCGCTGAACTTTGTTCAAAGAAATCAAATTGTTTCTGAATTTGTTCACCAACAAGTTTAGTGACAGAGTTGTTCACGTCATCTCTTAGGTTGATTGTTATTGGATCCCAAGTGTGTTTACCCGCAACATAAACTTTTGAGTTGTAAACATCTAGTGTCACGTTATCAAAAGTCAAGTTAGGTCTTGTTATATCAATAACTTGTTTTGTTAGTTCTGATCTTGGTGTTGATACTCCAAAATTTTCCAGTATCGCTCTAAAACGATATTGTAGTTTTGGCATCAACAAGCCTTGTGATGCTGAACTCTGATCGTTTGCTAAAGGTACTGTAAATTTTGATAAAGTTGATATTGCCATCTGTTTCTCCTATTTATTCAAAATTAGTTCCCTA